TTCTGCGTGGGAAAGTAAAGCGGGAAAAGGGGCGCAACTCAAACATAACTCGGATACAATTTGTATCAACCATACTGCTGTGGGGGCGGGGTTTGCGAAAGCCTCGCTCCCTTTTCTGTTTCGCATAAGTTATGTTTGGATTGTCGTATTTTTGTTGTTACTTTGTTGCTTGAACCAAATAACAGCAACAATGGCAACAAAAGAACCTATCCGCCTCCGTCAGCGGCGGACGAAGACAGGCAACCTGTCCCTTTACCTTGACATCTATCTCCACGGGCGGCGTTCATACGAATACCTGCAACTGTACCTTATCCCCGAGCGGACACAGGCGGACAAGAAGAAGAACCGCGAAACGCTCGCCCTCGCCGAAACGATACGGGCAAAGCGAATGGTAGAACTCCGTAACGGCGAGTTCGGCTTCAAGACCGAGTTCCGAGAGGACACGAATTTCTATGGGTATTATATGGCGATGTGCGAACCCCGCATCAAGAAAGACAGCAGCGGGAATTGGGGTAATTGGCATTCCTGCTTGAAGCACCTCAAGCATTATGACAAGCACCTCGAAAAGCGGACATTCAAGGAGATTGACAGGGAGTGGTGCATCGGCTTCCGCGACTTCCTCGAAACGAAAGCAAAGGCTTGGGAGAACGACGACCGCGACCGCAAGGTTTACAATCTGTCCCGCAACAGTTGCGTGTCGTACTTCAACAAACTGCGCTGCTGCCTCAATCAAGCGTTCGAGGACAGGATTATCCCCCGCAACCCAATGCAAGGCATAGAGGGTTTCAAGCCCAGTGAGGGGACGCGGATGTACCTCACGCTTGAAGAACTACAGCGGCTAACCAACGCCTACTGTGAATCGAAAGCCGTACAGACGGCGTTCCTGTTCAGTTGCCTCACAGGGCTGCGGCGCAGTGACATCGAGCGGCTCACTTGGGGCGAAGTCCACACGCAGGGCGAGTTCACGAGGATAATCTTCAAACAAAAAAAGACGGGCGGGTTGGAGTACCTTGACATCAACGCCGAGGCTGTCGCCCTTATGGGAAAGCGCGGGACGGCGGACGCTCCTGTGTTCGCGAACTTCTACTCCCCGTCCACGACTAACAGGTTCATCAAGGAGTGGTGCATGCGTGCCGGCATCACGAAGGACATCACTTTTCATTGCGGGCGGCACACTTTCGCGACGCTTATGCTCGACCTCGGGACGGACATCTACACGGTCAGCAAACTCCTCGGACACCGTGAACTGAAAACGACACAGATATACGCAAAGGTCATCGACAAGAACAAACAGGCTGCGGTCAGCCGAATACCGTCCATCCTTGCGGCGGAGGACAGCGAAAAGTAATTTGCGCCCCAAATACGGGCTTGAAACTTTCCAAAGGTATAAACCCTCACCCGAAAGGTTTGCGACGCTTGTGCGCTTTTTTCGCGAGAAATAACTGTGATTTGGAAAGAAAATGCAGAATAAGGGAAATTTTCACCCCTTATCCTGCAACAATCCCGCACTATAAGGAAATTTTCGGGGGCTTATTGGAAACAAAGGGTTCTCCCTCCCCTGTGAGCAGCCACCGTGCCGATACTCCATAGTCGCGGACGAGGTATGTGAGCCAAGCCGCCTGGAACATATCCCGCTCGGGCTGTTTTTCGAGTGTGTTGAAGTTCCAACGGTTGATACCGTAACGGACTGTAAAGGTCTGTTTCCCTCGGATCACCTTTCTGTCTTTGAGCAGGTACAGGGCGTGAAAGAACCTCCGTACTACTGCTTGGCTTTCTTCTGTCTGCATACTCCTTTGCTGTTATTGTTTGCGGCGGCGAATTTCGCCTCCAAATCCTTTTCCCTATCACGCAGCCGCCCCGCCCAAGCGGACACGACAGCGGGGCTGAAATCGGGCTTCTTGCCCGTCGTGACAGCCTGTTCAAACTCCCGCAGTTCGTCGGGTGTCATGACGGGCAGGTATTTCTCCAACTCGAGGACGGCGGACACAGCCCCGAGCATCTCGCGGCGGACATCCGAGTACGCCTTTTCGTTCAGCATAGCACCCTCCCCGAGGAGCAGCCACCGCGCGTCAATCTCGGGCAAGACTTCCAACACCCGTATCACAGGGCGAATCCCGAAGTCCGCCCCTTTGAGGAGTTTCGACAGGTAAGGGGGTGTCCACCCCAACAGTTTGCAGAATTCCGTCTGCCGCCCGCCCGTCTTGTACTCGATGATTTCTTTGAGCCTGTCTTTCATCACCACTTATTTGGTTCGCGTGTACTTGTAAGTTAATATCATCGATAAGGATTGGTCATGCAGCCGTATAGTGTTTTTATCTATAATACTATAATCATACTTTTTTGTCTGTGCAAGACTATACTTATTCTCATCAACGACACCGTACATGGCGATTTCTTTCTTACTTACATTAACGTAGAAATACATGTCCCATTTTTCTCTTTCATTTCCGAGGTAATCGAATTCACGTGTAGATCGTCCGTGAAAGTACTCGACAAATGTACTTCCCAATAAATTGCCGCTCATTTCTTTCGTTTCTCCGAAAGGGGTAAACGACAATATTTCAGTGCCTCCCTCCCGTTTCCATTCTCCTCTCAATACGTCAATGGCTTCTTTTTCTTCGGCACTATAGCCGTCATGATTAGAATTCTCTTTGCTACAAGACAGGAATGCGGTGATAGCAATAATACAGATAATGATTTTCTTCATATTTAGTTTATTGTTTTTTTATAGAGTAATGTATTGAATCTCATTTTTGCATATTGTCAATGATTGTTATCAATCTGTCAATATGTTCCTGTGCCTTGGCGACGAGTTTCCGCTGCTCGCTGATTTCGTTCAAGGCGCGGGACAGGGTTTCGTATGCGTTGACATTGTTCCAATTATTTTCACCATTCATACAACCGCCGCGGAACATATCCCCCTCCCCTGTAAGAATCCAAACAGAGTTTAGATTTTCGTCAAGCGAACACAGTTTCCCGACGAACTTTTCCGACAGGGGGACTTTCCCGTTCACTATTTGACTGAACGATGATTTGGTATAACCGAGGCGTTCCGACAGGTCGCGTTCATTCTCGGCTAACTCTTGGTAAATGAGCCAGTTAATGGCTTTCTTGATTCGTCTTTCCTGTTCCATACTGCTATTGCCTTTGGATGCTTATAGAAACGGAGTTTATGTGAAATTAAAATTTTGTTCCGAAAATTTGTTTGAAATCGAAATTAAGTTTATATTTGCAACGTTATCCGAATTTATAAGCGGGCAAAGATACGAATAAATTTATGAAACAAGAAATTAACTCATAAGAAAAAAACAGCAGTATGGAAAAGCAGAAAGAAATCGAAGCCCTCCGAAGCCTCAAAGGTGACACCTATTTCGGCGAGTACTTCAGCAGCGACGACATCGAACAGATGTGTAAGAACATCACGAACGACTTCCCGATTGAAACGGATTGCCATTTCGCGGAAAAGGAACGCAGCCTTATCAAGCAGGTGAACGCCGAAAAGGTACGCGCCGCACAACTCGAGGAGGATATGGTAAAGTGTTTCATCGAGGAGAATGAGGCGGCGTTCAGCCCCGAGTTCTATCGCTACTGCGCGGCGCGCGTCGGGCGGCTGTTCATCATCAAGTGCAAGCGCAAATGCGGTTACACCCTCAATGATGACGAACTCGAGTTCCTTATCCGCACCGCCGACAGGCACATCAATCCCGAGAACTATCAAACATCTAAAAATCAGTAATATGGAAGCAGCAACATTACCCGTTTTCAAGACACCGTTCCGTGTCGAGAAAGAAGCCAAGGAGTTGGCGGTTTACAACGACTACAAGGAGTTGATGACCGTGCAGGGGCAATCCGCCACCGCCGTGACTGAACACCTTATGGCGAAGTACGGCATTCACAGCGCAAGCACAATCTATGATATTCGCAAGCGCGTCGAAGCGAGGATTAAAGCAGAGGAGGCGGCACAATGAGGACAATCTTTGAAATCGTGAGGTTGATCCTGAGTGTGGTTGACTTCGTTATCGTGAACATCGCGATAGTATTAGCGTTCGGCGAGGAAGCCCCCGATGCAAACTTCGCGTGGTGGGAGTTTTTCAGCATAAAGATACTCGCGGGCTTCGCCCTGTACCTCGTGTATAAGGGCTTCTTATGGAAAGGCAAGCACAACCTCCTGCCGTTCTTCTTGATTGACGATTACAAAGAACTTATCAGCCCCGACAGCGATGCAGACAGAGCGTAAACAACAGCCGACCCTCGCGGAGTTGAGCGACAAGATTGACCGCCTTGAAGCGATAACGCTTATCGGCGCGAAGAATGTCCTCGACATCGACGAAGCCGCCCTGTTCACAGGGTACAGCAAGGGTCACCTATACAGGATGACATCGGGGCGGCAGATACCTCACTTTAAGAAAGACCGCAAACTGTTCTTCCGCAAGGACGAACTCGAGGCGTGGCTCACAGCGGTCGACAACCGCGTGCGCACGGAAGCGGAACTCGGGACAGCGGCGGCGACATACTGTTCAACCCATAAAGCACAACGAGTATGACACAAAAGACACAGAAGGAACTTATCCTCGACCACCTGCGTAACTTCGGGACGCTCGAACCGCTCGAAGCCCTGCGGGAGTACGGCATTTATCGCCTCGGCGCGAGGATTTCGGAACTCCGATCACAGGGGGTTCAAATCAGCAAGGAAATGGTCGCCTCAAAGAGCAGCATAACAGGCAAGACGGTTCATTTCGCAAAGTACAGACTAACAGCAACGCCCGAAGCAGTAAGAGGGCAAGTAAACCTATAAAATCACAACAGTATGGAACAAGAAACCATCATCGTGCAACAGAGTGATATGCTGCAAGCAATTAACAAATCGGAGGTCGATATGCAGATAGCAACGGCGAAAGCCTATCCGCGTGATATACAGACCTGTTTGAACCGTATCAAGACTATCGCCACCCTTGACACCGAAACGGCAGAGGACTGTTTCTATGCGCTCCGCCGACAGGGAACGCTCATTGAGGGCGTGAGTGTCCGCCTCGCGGAGATTATCGCGGGCAGTTGGGGAAACCTCCGCGTGCAGACGCGCATCATCGGCAACGACGGCAAGACTATCACGGCACTGGGTATCTGTCACGACCTCGAGACGAACCTCGCCGTCAGCGTCGAAGTGAAACGCCGTATCACAGACAAGCACGGGAAGACATACAGCGAGGATATGCAGGTGACGACGGGCAACGCCGCCTCCGCTATCGCGTTCCGCAACGCTGTGTTGAAAGTCGTTCCAAAGGCTGTAACGAGGCGCGTGATCAACGAGGTAAAGGATGTCGCCGTCGGGCGCAGTATGGACTTGGAGAGCCGCCGACAGAATATGCTCGCATACTATGCGAAGATAGGCGTGACGGAAGCCGAGATACTTAACTACTGCGGCGTGAAAACAGTCGCGGACATCGATGCGCAGATGATATTTGAGTTGTCGGGCTTGAAGAACGCGATTAAGGAGGGTACGACAACGGTACAGGAAACATTCAAGGCGAACACCGCCGACGCAGAGAAACAGGCGGAAGCCGCCCGCAAACAGGCAGAGGGAGCCAAGGAAAAAGCAGCAGCGGCTATGGCTGCATCACAAGTGAAGAAGTAACTCAATTAACCAATAAAAACAGCAGTATTATGGCAAAAGAAGTAAAGCAATCAATCGAGGAACTCACGGCGTGGGTCAACGAAAGTAAGGGCGCAAGAGGAGTGATTATCCTCGCTGCCGAAAACATCAAAATTAACGAGGGCGGCGCAACGGAGGGTGACGCGAGTATATGCGTCGCGGGGCGGGGTGACCTCCTGTGTCACCTGTACGAGATAGGAATCACGGCAAAGGACGACAACAACCCGCTTCGCCTTATCCATAGGAGAGTTATGCGCAAGTTGGATCTCCGCAAGGTAATAACCGCCCTCGCGGACGCGGCTGTTTCGGAGGTCTTCGGCGACAACTCCCCCGAGGCTTCAAAGGGCGACAACGCCGCAGAACAGGGAAAAGAATAAGTATCACACAGGGGAGGCGTAATAACCTCCCCATAATCAACAAACAGCAGTATGAAAATAGAAATCGAAATCCCGAAAGGCTGTAAGGCTGAATGGGTGAACGGCGTGCTGACGCTGATTCAGGACAAGAAAGAAGACCTCCGCCCCGTGACGGAGAGAGTGAAAACCTTTGAGGACGCTGTCGCTGAACTCGGCGAGGACAACAACCTCGTGATGATGTTCAAACACTTCGAAGCAGAGGGCTTCGCGGCAGGTAGTGAAGACCTTATCGCATACCTCAAACTCCGTATCATCACAGCGGCATTGAACGAGGGTTGGACACCACAGTTCACAGGCGACGAATACAGGTATTACACTTGGTTTAACCTGTACGGCGAACAGGAGTGGAACGACCTATCCGAAGACACCAAGCGACAGCGTGGTGTCCTGTTCGGCGGTCACGCGTCTTACGGTGCTTATGCAGGCTTCGTCTTTGCGAACTCGTATTACGCCCCCTCGGGTACGTATGCGTGCATCGGCTCTCGCCTTTGCTTTAAGAACAGGGATCTCGCCTTGTATGCGGGAAAACAGTTTGCCTCCCTTTGGTTGGACTTCTGTTACCTCCCCAACACCGAATGCAAACCTTATTTCAACGAATAACAATCAAATCAACACAGCAGTATGGCAACACAGATTATCCGCCCCACAAACAGGGAAGAATGGCTCGATGTCCGCAAGAGCGGAATCGGCAGCAGCGAGGTCGCAACAATCGTAGGGTTGAACCCCTTTGAAACCCCGTATCAGTTATGGAGACGCAAGCGCGGTCTTGACGCTCCGCAGGAGGAGAGTTTCGCCATGAAAGCGGGACACTACCTCGAGGACGCTGTCGCGCAGTTTTGGCACGATGAAACAGGTCGTGACATCATCAAGCGCAGCGCGATAGATTGGATTATCCGCAGCACGGAGAAGCCGTATATGCAGGTCAGCCCCGACCGCACCTATTGGCTTGACGGGAAACACAGCAACGACAACAAGGGAATCCTCGAATGCAAGACGACGCAACTCCCTGTTGACGGTGACGACCTCCCGAAACATTGGTTCTGTCAAGTTCAGTATCAACTCGGTGTCGCGGAAATGACACAGGGCAGCCTCGCGTGGCTGACACAGGGGCGCGAGTTCGGTTACAGGGACATCGCTTTCGTTCCCGACTTTTACGGTTGGCTCGCGGAGGAGGCGGAGAAGTTCTATCGTGACAACATCATCGGAGGGACTGAACCCACCGCTGTGAGCGTCCGCGACATCCTGTTGAAGTACAACCGCCACGCCGACGGGAAGATCATTGAGGTCGGACAGGACATTTTCGACGCATACAGCGAGTTGAAAGACCTCAAAAAGGAACTCGCAGCCCTCGACGAGCGCAAGGAAGCCCTGGAGGAGAAAATCAAAATGGCTTTCGGGGACGCGGAGGCTATCAGTTACGGGGGCGACACTATCGCGACTTGGAAAGCCCCGAAGCCGTCGATGAAGTTCGACAAAGCGGCTTTCAAGGCGGCAAATCCCGACCTTTACACCGAGTACAGTAAGAAAACACAGGAAGCGCGTCGTTTCCTGTTGAAATAAGCGGAAAACACAGGAGGACAGGCTATGATAATGATAAGCAACAAACAGCGTGACGACATCGTGAGATACCTCACAGAGTTCACAGAGGGGATGCAGAGCGTGAAATCGACACGGGCGTACAACACCCGTCGACTCGCACGCAAACTCGTACAGGTGCTGTCAACGAAGAAGCCTGTCCCCCTTTCCGAATTACCCGAACAGTTAAAAGAACGACGCTGATTTTTTATGATTATTGTATAATCAGTTAATTTTGCAAGTGACCGAATAACAGTATGATATTGACACAGACATATAGCGCCGAGTATGGGGGCGCGACACCGAAAGGGCGCGCAACGCTGCTGTTTAGCGTGGTCACACCCCTGCAACTCGGCTTTTTCATATTATGATTACACTACGTGACAATCAAGTTGAACCGATACGCAAGGCGATTGACTTCTTCAATGAAAAGAAGCCCGTGCCGAGCCTCATTGTACTGCCGACAGCGTGGGGGAAATCAATCCTCACAGCGTATGTCGCAAAGAACAGCCGCGACAGGTTGCTCGTGATACAGCCCTCGAAAGAACTCCTCGAGCAAAACTTCCTTAAATATGTAAACCTATGCGGGTTCGGGCTTAATGCGGGCATTTACAGCGCGAGTTTCGGGCGCAAGGAGATTGAACATATCACTTACGCCACTATCGGTTCAATAAAGAACCTCGGGGCGGAATTCAAGCGGCTCGGCTTCACGAAGATGCTGATTGACGAGGCGCACCTGTACCCCCGCGAGGCTGACAGTATGCTCGGGAAGTTCCTCCGTGACAGCGGCATAACTCACGTCCTCGGTATCACGGCGACACCTGTGAAACTGCAGACGAACAGGGATATGTCAGGCAACATTTTCAGCAAACTCGTTATGCTGACCTCCCGAAGCAAGAAAGGCAACTTCTTCAAGAAGATAATCCATGTCGGGCAGGTCGAGGAAATGGTTCGCCTCGGTTATTGGTCGCCCCTCCGTTACAGCGTTGGCGGTTTCGATAGCAGTCTCTTGGTCTTCAACAGCAGCAAGAGCGAATACACGGAAGACAGCGTTCAGAGGGCGTATGATGCGAACGGCGGAACGGAACAGGTCATTCAGGCTCTTGACAGACACCCTGAACGCCGTCACGTCCTCGCATTTGTCCCGTCTGTTCAGGATGCGATCAGCCTGTCAGAACGCTATCCCGATTCAGCCGTGATTTACGGGGATATGGACAAACGGGAGCGGGCTGACATCATCAGCCGTTTCAGGGCGGGACAAATCCGTGTCATCTTCAACGTCAGGGTGCTTTCGACAGGCTTCGACTACACAGGCATCGACTGTATCATCCTCGGGATAAGCACAGCCTCGATAGCCCTGTATTATCAAATCGTCGGACGCGCCACCCGTATCGACCCCGACAAGCGGGACGCGCTGATCATTGACTTCGGTGGTAATGTCGAACGCTTCGGGCGTGTCGAGGACATCACCTTTGAGGAGGGCAAGATGTGGCGGATGTTCGGGAGCGGGGGTCGCCTGTTGAGCGGAATCCCTATCAGTGACATCGGGAAGATAACCCGTGAGGACACAGCCGCCGTAGACGCGGGAAAGGTTATGCCCGTCACGGTTATGCCTTTCGGAAAGTACAAGGGCGAGAAACTCGCGGACATTCCCCTGTCATACAGGCAATCGATGCTCAGAACCTTTGAGTGGAACACCCGCAACGAGCCGTTGAGAAAATCTATTGTATCAACAATTAATCAATGATACTATTATGGCAAGACCAATTAAGAACAACGCGGAGTATTTCAGCCACGACGCTGATATGCGAAACGACATCAAAGTAAAAGCCCTCCGCCGCCGATTCGGGCATAAGGGCTATGCCGTATGGTGCTTCTTGCTTGAAAGCCTTACAGACGCGGAGAATTTCGTATTGAGCCGCGACGCTATCAGCGTTGAACTGCTCGCCGCCGATTATGATGTATCCGTCGAGGAGTTGACGGGCATTATCGAGTACTGTATCAAGATAGACCTCCTCCAAGTCAGCGAAGATGACATCCTGTACAGCGCGGTACACCAACGCCGTCTCAACGGGCTTATACAGAACAGGGAGCGGAAACGCCAAAACAGGACTATCGGAAAAGCAGACACAGCGGGTAACGGCGATATTATGGCACGCCAAAACCCTGCCGAAACAACAGCCTCGGACGATAACGGCGGCGCGAAACACAGCAGTAAAGGAAAGGAAAGTAAAGAAGAGGAAAGCAAAGAAAAGGAAAGTAAAGTGGTTGTCCCATACGCCGCTGTGATTGAGTTATGGAACTCCGTGTGTACGGCGTACCCGAAAGTCGTGAAACTGACTGACAGTCGGCGGACGAAAATCAAACTCCGCCTCGGTGAGTTCAGCGGCGACCCCGAACAATGGCTCCCGCTGACACGGCAACTGTTCGACCGCGTACAGGCGAGCAACTTCCTCCACGGCGATAACCGCAACGGTTGGAGCGCGACCTTTGATTGGCTGTTCGAGAACAGCGGGAATTGGGTCAAGGTTATGGAGGGGAACTATGACAACAAGGGCGGCTATCGCCCCGTACAACAGCGCGTAACGACAGCCTCGGGAGTGACGCTCGGTGTCGGCGAGTACATCGACGAAACGGGGCGCAGAACCTACGGGACAGGGCGTGCGACAATACCCGCCGACGCTCCTGCCCGCCCGAGTGACAGGTACAGTTGGGATGCGGGCAGTAAAACTTGGGTGATGCTATGAAACTGAATTGGAGAAAATACGGCATAGACGCGCCCTACGGCAGCAGCGGAAACAAGAAAGTGTTCTGTCCGCAATGTCACAGCACCCGCCACGACAAGCGCGACCGCAGCCTGTCGATAAACCTCGCCACAGGTGAGTTCAACTGCCACTACTGCGGGTTCAGCGGTTGCGCCGCCGAAAGGGAGGAGTGGGAAAAGGAGGAACGCCCGTGGAAGAACTACGCTCCGATACGGCGACAAAAGCCTGTGTATGCGAAGCCCCGCCCCCGCACGGCAAACCCTTTCAGCGACAAGGCACTCGCTTGGTTCAAGGGGCGCGGGATCAGCGAGGCGACCTTGAAGGCTATGCGGGTGACGGAGGGCATAGAGTATATGCCACAGAAAGAGGGCAAGGCGAACACGATACAGTTCAACTACTACAAGAACGGCGAACTCGTGAACACCAAGTTCCGCACGGGCGACAAGTGTTTCAAACTCGTCAAGGACGCGGAACTTCTCCCGTACAACATCGACGCGATAAAGGGCTGTAAGGAGTGCATCATCACAGAGGGGGAAATGGACGCGCTGACCTTTGTCGAGTGCGGGATGACGAATGTGGTGTCCGTCCCGAACGGCGCGAACGCGAACCTCGATTACCTTGACGACTACATCGAGGAATACTTCGACGACAAGGAAACAATCTACATCGCGAGCGATACGGACACAAAGGGTGTCCTCCTCCGTGATGAACTCCTCCGCCGCTTCGGGGCTGAACGCTGCCGTGTCCTTGAATACGGCGAGGGCTGTAAGGACGCAAACGAACACCTGCAGAAGTTCGGGCGGGAAAGCCTGTTGAAAGTCCTCGCGGACGCTCCCGAAATAAGGCTCGAGGGGGTGTTCACGGTGAGCGACTTTGAACAGAGCCTCGACAGCCTGTTTGAGTACGGGCTGCAAAAGGGCGTGACTATCGGGCACGAGTGTTTCGACAGGCTGTGTTCCTTTGAGACGAAACGCCTGTGTGTCGTGACGGGAATCCCAGGCAGCGGCAAGTCCGAGTTCATCGACGAGATAGCCGAGAGGCTGAATATTCGGTATGATTGGCGGTTCGCCTATTTCAGCCCCGAGAACGCCCCGCTCGCATACCACGCCTCAAAACTGATAGAGAAGTTCACAGGCAAGAAGTTCGACAAGCAACACCTCTCCTACGGGGAATACAAGACGGTCAAGGAACACCTCGAGCAGAACTTCTTTTTCATCAGCCCGCACAATGACTTCAAACTTGACACGATACTCGAAAAGGCGCGTTTCCTCGTGAGGCGCAAGGGTATCAAGTGCCTCGTTATCGACCCGTACAACCGCCTTGAAAGCGAACAGGGGAACAGGAACGAAACACAGTATATCAGCGGCGTTCTTGACAAACTGACGAACTTCGCCCAACTGAACGATGTCCTCGTTATCCTTATGGCGCACCCGACGAAGCAGCCGAAGAATAAGGACGGTATCGTCGAAGCCCCCACCCTGTACGACATCAGCGGCTCGGCGAACTTCTATAACAAGGCTGACTTCGGCATCGTCGTACACCGCAACCGCATTGAGAACACTGTCGAGGTGCATGTCCAAAAGGTGAAGTTCCGTCACCTCGGGGAATGCGGCACAGCCCTGTTCAAGTATAACCTCAATAACGGGCGTTACAGCCCCTATCAAAACGGCATAGAACCCATTTGGGACAACGACAACCACCTCACACGGAGGCGGCAGGAACTTGAACAGGAGGCGGAGGAAGCCGCCGTGTTGCCTTTCGATGACCTCCCCCTCGGAGAGGACGACGACCTCCCGTTCTAACAGATCAACACAGCAGCAGTATGAGTGACGAAATAATGAACACCATTTGTGAGGATGTCGCAGCGATGATACAGCGCACCCGCCCCTGTTTCGGGCGACTCTCGCGCCGAACGCGACCTTATCCTTATGGTTGAACGGCAACGCGCACAAAAACGCGCTGTCGCGGCAGAAACAGCCCAAGGAACAGGTATGGATATATAACAACACTAAATATTACACAGTATGATTATCGAAAAAACATTTTACAGCCTTAAATGCGACGGCTGTGGTAAAGAACTCGAAGACGAAGCAGAGGAATTCGCTTGGACGGACGACAAAAATGCAACAGAGGATGTCGCTGTCGAAGGCGATTGGATGTGCATACGAGGGAAGCACTTCTGCCCCGACTGTCACCACTACGACGAGGAGGATAACCTCGTATTGGGCAATGGTACAATTATCAAACACGACGAGGAGGATTATATATGAAGACACTGACTCTCGCACTCAAAAAGAGGTGGTTCGATATGATAGCCTCGGGCGAAAAGACTGAGGAATATCGAGAACTCACACCTTATTGGCAGAAACGGCTACTTCGTTGCAGATTCACCTGTGACGAGGATTGTGCCATTAAGAGGGCGACAATTCGCCCCGCGTGTCGCCATTTGAAATACACGGACTTTGATACCGTGGTTTTCACTCTCGGATACCCCCGAAAAGATGATATTTCACGGCGCATGGAGTTCAAAGTTTCCAGCATCTCCATAGACAAAGGCAAACCCGAATGGGGTGCAGAACGATATATGGCATATTTCGTTATCAAACTCGGAGAAAAGATATCACGAATAAAGTAAACATCAAATCAGTAATAATCAATTCACTAACAATTTCAGTATTATGGCAAATTTCAGTATTAAGGCTGACCTCCTCAAGATTAAGGGAGCAGCGATGATTAACCTCAAAGGAAAGACCGCGACGAAGCGTTGCCTCGTTATCCCCGTCGATGACAGCGGGCTGTTCGTAGGCGAAAAGGGCGTGTACCTCAATATGACGGCAGTTGAGATGCGCGAGCCTCGTTACGGCGACACACACTGTGTCAAGATAAACCTCGACCGCGACACATACAACGCCCTGTCGGAGGAGGAACGGAAGAACATCCCTATCCTCGGAGGTATGCACGAACTCGAACAGCAGGTGCGCACGATGCAGGTGACACAGACAATCGATGTATCACAGGCGGCGGACAACCCCGATGACGACCTTCCGTTCTAAAATCGCCGTGATATGAACCCTGTACAGTTCTTCGACAAGGTGGCGGAAATGCGCGAGGCGCAGCGAGAGTACTTCCGCACACGCAGCAAGGAGGCTCTTATCAAGAGCAAGCAGACGGAGCGTGAAATCGGCAACGAGATCGAGCGCGTGAAATCCATAAGAGCGAGCAACCCCACGACAGCGGGATAACAGCCCTTGGCAACACTTCAATTGTGGCGGGACTATGCGCCCGCCCTTTGAAGTCTTTGGCGCAAACGCGATTTGCGCCCGAATTACAGCCCCGAAACAATCAAAACAATAAAACCCTCACGATGACAAAGAAAACGCGAAATACGGCGGATTCGCCAAAAATAACGACATCAACAGATCTATTCACTTGCCTGTGCCGCAGCGACCTCGGTGTCCGCTGTGTCAAGGAGTACAGGTTCCACAGCGTCCGCAAGTGGAGGTTCGACTATGCGATACCCGAACACCTCGTCGCACTTGAAGTCGAGGGCGGCGTTTGGACAGGAGGGCGGCACACCTCCCCGAAAGGCTTCCTCGGCGATATGGAAAAGTACAACACAGCGACGATTATGGGTTGGAAAGTCCTCCGAACAACGCCCGATGACCTGTGTACAAATAAGACGCTAAATATGCTAAAAACCGCCATTTTCGGTCTAAAAAACGACGAAAGCGTGCCAAAAACCGACGAAAACGGTCTTTTTTTGCCTAAAGGGTGATTATATTGTAATCGTTTTCTTACCTTTGTGCTTACAGCAGAATTACATTGGATTTCAATAATAAAAACATATTATGTACAAATTCTCCGAATATGTGTCCCTCGGACACCCCGACAAAATCGCTGACTACATCAGCCAATACCTGCTTGACAGGTACATCGAGCAAGACCCCGACACCCGTTACGCTGTCGAGGTGCAGATTAAGAACTACCGCGTGACGCTCGGAGGCGAGGTGACAAGCAAGGCTTCGTTCAGCCTGCAGTTCATCCGTGAGTTTGTCCGCGCCGCTGTAAACGAGATAGGCTACACCCGCGACTATATGGAGCGTTGGGGTGCTGACAACACTATATGCGGCGAACTCCTCGAAGTTGAGTGCCTTATCAACCAACAGTCCCCCGACATCGCACAGGGGCTTTCGGGTTGGGGTGATCAAGGCATCTTCTTCGGTTATGCTGAACCGTTCGAGGCGAGCGGCTATATGCCGAAAGACCACGCCATAGCGAAGCGGCTGTGCAGGGTTCTGTTCGACAGCGGGCTTGGCGGTCTTGACATCAAGACACAGGTCGTTATGGACGGGAACACCGTCACGAAAGTTATCGTCGCGATACCCCTCCTCGCCGACAAGGATAGAAAGGCTGTGAAACGCCTCATCAAGAGGACGCTCGGCTGCTCGTTCCTCCCGACGGGCTTCGAGTTGATTATCAACGGCACGGGTCGTTATGTCCGCCACAGCAGCATAGCAGACTGCGGGACAACAGGGCGCAAACTCGCTGTGGACTTCTACGGCGGCAGCGGTCGTGTCGGAGGCGGGAGCCCATGGACAAAGGACGCTTCCAAGGCTGACCTCACGCTGAACCTCCTTGCCCGCCACATAGCCCTGTCTTACGCCGTGAAGCACGGTGTTCCATGTACCTGTTCCCTCGCCTGTTGTATCGGGCGGCAGACCGTTGATATAAGCGTCTGCGACAGCGTGGACAACATCCTGTTCGAGGGCGCACTTGAAATCAGTCCCGCCGACCTCCGCAAGGAGTTCCACCTTGACACCCCGATATACGCCTCAATGTGCCGTTGGGGACTGTTCGGAGAGTATCAGCAGGATAAGGCGTGGGAGAAAGTCGAATTCAAAACATTGCAGAAATGAATACAGAAATCGTAAACCTGTCACAGATACAGGTAAACGGGGCGAACCCCCGTATCATCAAGGACGAGAAGTTCGAGAAACTTATCAATAGCATACTCGCCCTGCCGAAAATGCTCTCCCTGCGCCCGATTGTAGTTGATAATACTTTCGTTGCGCTCGGAGGCAATATGCGTTACAGAGCCTTGACCGCGATAGCCGACCTTGACGAGAACGAACTGTCCGACCGCCTTGCCTCGATCCGTGATGTGCAGAAGAAAACACAGGCGGAACAGGACGCGCTGCTGAACTATTGGCTGCGGTGGAAAGACAAGCCGACCGCCCCTGTTATCCGCGCCTCCGAACTGACAGATGATGAACAGCGCGAGTTCATCATCAAGGATAATGTCGGCTTCGGCGAGTGGGATATGGAAGCCCTCTCCAACGAGTGGGACGCGGAAGACCTCGACGCTTGGGGCGTTGATG